AACTCGCAAATCGTCTTGATGAGATGGAAGAAAAACTTGACGGCGAAGTCCATAAGAATATGGAAATAGTCGAAGAGAATGAATCTTTGAAAAGACAAAATGTTGTGAGAGAGGCATGTCTTGACTTGTCTGAATCACAAAAAGAGAAAATGATTTCTTTATCAGAAGGAGTAGACTACAAAGACACAGAAGATTTTAGTGATAAAGTCTCTGAGTTAAAAGAAGCTTACTTCCCAAGTGAAGAAGTTATTGCAGAAGATACTATCGTAGAAGAAGGAACAGGCGAATACTCAGAAGAGTCTGAAACTGTTTTAGACCCATCTATGAATAGATATTCATCTGCTATAAGTAAACTAAAACCATTAGGTTAAAATTAATAGGAAATAACAATGTTTTTATCAGAAAACTTACAAGAAAAGTGGGAGCCGATTCTAGAACATTCCGATTTACCAAGTATTGAGGACAACTACAAGAAAGCCGTCACAGCAGTTATTTTAGAAAACCAAGAGAAAGCACTTGCAGAAGACAGAGCTACTCTTGAAGAAGCTGCACCTGTTAATGCTACTGGCACTGGAATTAGTAATTGGGACCCAATCCTAATATCACTAGTTCGAAGAGCTATGCCAAATCTCGTTGCTTACGACATTTGCGGTGTTCAACCAATGACTGGTCCGACAGGACTTATCTTTGCTATGAAAGCAAGATATCAAGATTATCCATCAGGAAACAGATTAGCACAATCAGAAGCTATGGGTATCAACGAGCCGAGAACTGCGTTCTCAGCTGCAGCTGATACTGATAACGCTGGTGTTGATTCTGACCCAGAAGGAAATCCTTTCGCAAGTTCAAGTGCGTATGAAAACGCAACTACAAGCGGAATGAGCACAGCAACAGCTGAGGCATTAGGCGATGCAGCTAATAACAGTTTCGCACAAATGTCATTCACTATTGAGAAATCAACTGTGACTGCTGTTTCCAGAGCATTAAAAGCAGAATACACTCTAGAATTAGCACAAGACTTAAAAGCAATCCACGGTCTTGACGCTGAATCAGAATTAGCAAACATTCTATCATCAGAAATCCTTGCAGAAATCAACAGAGAAGTTGTAAGAGAAGTAAACAACCAAGCTAAAACAGGTGCATCAGCAACTGCTTCAGCAGGTACTTTCAACTTAGATGTAGATGCAAACGGTAGATGGTCTGTTGAAAAATTCAAAGGGTTATTATTCCAAATTGAAAGAGAAAGCAATGTAATCGCAAAAGAAACAAGAAGAGGAAAAGGTAACTTTATCTTATGTTCTTCTGATGTAGCTTCTGCATTATCAATGGCTGGAGTATTAGATTACACACCTGCATTAAATACAAACATTAATGTTGATGACACAGGCAATACATTTGCTGGTGTTCTTAACGGAAGAATTAAAGTTTATATTGATCCATATGCTGGTGCGGATTACATGACAGTTGGTTATAGAGGTACAAACCCTTATGACGCTGGTATGTTCTACTGCCCATATGTTCCATTACAAATGGTTCGTGCAGTTGGCGAAAATACTTTCCAACCAAAAATTGGTTTCAAAACAAGATACGGAATGGTGTCAAATCCATTCGTAGGTACTACACCTGCTAACGGTCTTGCTTCAGATGGAAGTAACCAATACTACAGAAAAATGGTAGTTTCCAACATTCTGTAAAATTCAGTTAATTGAATTTCTAAGGGGTCTTTTAAGACCCCTTTTTTTATGCCTATATACCTATGTCATTAACACACATACACACAGGAGGAATTATGACACAACCTAAATCAGGCTTTGAAATCAGAGCCGACTTACTTAATCAAGCTCAAGGTTTATTAGAAGGAAACATCTATAGATCAAACGAGGCGATTGTAGAACACAATAACAACTTCCCTAACGATAGAAAACCTTATGGTGACCAATTCGTTGCTACAGAAGAAGTTATTTCAGTTGCAAGACAACTCAATGAGTTTGTAAACGAGAAGTAAGGTATTTGGGGAACTTCGGTTCCCCATTTAGATAAATAGTATTATGGCTATTAAAACAGATATCAACAGGTCGATACTAAACAGAAATAACTTTAAACTATTGATAGATAAAGTTCCAACTGTAGAGTATTATGTAAGAACAGTAAACATACCAGGCATACAGTTTGGTGAAGTTGTTCAAGGTGCAGGTGTTGGTCTTGATGCATTTTTTCCAGGCGACAAGGCAACATTCGATACACTTGAAGTATCTTTCATTGTAGACGAAGACTTAGGCAACTTTATAGAGATGTATAATTGGATAGATTCAATTGTGCCTTTAAGTGACCCAAAACTATATGGTTCATTTACTGATACTGCTGTCACAAAAACAAATGTTCTTGCATCTACAAACAATGACCTGAATCAGTATTCTGATATAACATTAGTTTTAAATACAAACAAAAACATACCAAACAGATTCATAAGATTTCATGATGCATTCCCTGTGACATTGGGGTCTATAGAATTAGAATCTGGCGCTGATGCTGAACCAGCAACAGTGAATGTATCGTTTAGATTTACATATTATGAAATAGAAACCACCTCGTAAAATCACACCTTTTGTGATATAATATATACATTATGACTTTAGATGAAATCAAATTACAGTGGGAAAAGGATTGCGAAGTAGATGATATCGAACTAGATAAATCATCACTAGAAGTTCCTAAATTACATGCAAAGTATTCTGATATGCTTTCAAGTAAAATTCTACTACTCAAAAAATACAATCAAGACTATAACGAACTACTAAAGTATAAGTGGTTATGGTATACAGGTAAATTAGATGATGACCAAATACAAAAGTTTGGTTGGCAGACAGACCCATTTGATGGTCTAAAGATAATGAAGAATGATTTCAATTACTTCTTCAATGCAGACAACGATTTAAAAACACTCAAAGCAAAAATAGAATACTTAGAAGTCACTGTAGATTTCTTAAAGAGATGCATGGATAATATCACATGGCGACATCAAACAATTAAGAATACAATAGAGTGGCGTAAATTTATGGCAGGTCAATAATGACACTATTTCAATATTGTATTATCTATCCTCAGTATTTCACTGAGAGAGAGTGTGATGCGATACAGACAGCAGCTGAAACAATAGAGTTAGAAGAGGGTCGAATAGGTAATGGCGCCTATGACCCCGATGCACCTAGAGATGAGGGTTCTGGAACTAACGATGACTTTATCAGACAATCAGATGTAAAATGGTTGATGCATCATTTCTTACCAGAAGATATATCACAAAAGATTACAGATGGTATCAATCAAGCAAACTTAGATGCGAACTGGATGTTTCAATGGGACCATATAGAGAATCATCAATACACAATTTATAGACATAGACCAGATGCAAAAGTCACAGGAGATTTTTACACTTGGCATACAGACTCAGGTGCAACAGCACAATCAGAAGGTGGTCGTATTAGAAAAATAAGTTCAACAATTCAATTATCAAATCCAGATGAATATGAGGGTGGTCATTTTCAATGGATAGAGCCTGTTGGTTTATTCGATAAACTCAAATCAACAGGAGTGCAAACTGTTAATGTAGACCCATACATACAGACTGCGCCGTTCAGTGCAAAAGAAAGAGGTTCATTTATAATCTTTCCTTCTTTTGTTCATCACCAAGTGCAACCAGTGACTAGAGGAACAAGAGTATCTTTAGTTAGTTGGTATCACGGTCAACCTTATGTCTGAGACAGTTAGAGTAGAAAAATTAGATGAAGTCTTTATGAGGGTTCATTGTGATGATGGTCTTGCAAAAGACTTACATGACTTCTTTTCGTTTACAGTTCCTGGTGCCAAGTTTATGCCGTCTTACAAGAACAGATATTGGGATGGTAAAGTTAGATTATTCTCTATCAAAACAAATAAGATTTACATAGGTCTATTACCATATGTTGATGAGTTCTGTAGAGAAAGAGGTTTTAACTTTGAAGGTATACAAGATGTAATAGGAGAGAAACAAAGGGCAACAGAAGAGTTGCATCAGTTTATAGAAGAACTAAACTTACCTTTCTCACCAAGAGATTATCAAATGGAAGCATTTAGAACTGCTGTGCAATATGGCAGACAACTTTTACTTTCACCAACTGCAAGTGGTAAATCACTAATCATTTATTTACTTGCAAGATATTATAACAAGAAAACAATTATTATAGTGCCAACTACATCACTCGTAGAACAAATGGCAAAGGACTTTATAGATTATGGATATGATGAAGAGATTTGTAAAATTTATGCTGGTCAGCCTGTGTTTGATTCAGCAATCACGATTACAACATGGCAAAGCTTTGCTAAGGCACCTAAAGAGGTAATGCAGTCATTTGATGTTGTAGTGGGAGATGAGGCACATCTATTTAAGGCACAAACACTTAAAGGTATCTTAGAGAAGATGAAGACTACTGCAATTAGAATAGGCACAACAGGAACTTTAGATGGTTCTGAATGTCATAGATTACAATTAGAAGGCATGTTTGGTCCTGTTAAAAAAGTCATAACATCTTCACAACTTATGGAAGAAGGAACAATTGCTCAAATTTCCATACAATGTGTCATACTCCGTCATACTAAAATGAAAAAAATGACCTATCAAGAAGAGATGGACTATCTATGTTCTAATGAAGAAAGAAATAAGTTTATAACTAATCTAGTTTCATCGTTGAAAGGTAATACATTAGTATTGTTTCAGTATGTAGAAAAACATGGTGAAGTGTTATATCCTATGATAGATGGCAGAGTAAAAGATTTACATTATGTATATGGCGGAACTGATACAGAAGACAGAGAGAAAGTCAGAGAACTTGTAGAAAAATCAAATGATAGTGTGATACTTGCATCATATGGAACATTCTCTACAGGTATCAATATTAAGAAGATAGATAATGTAGTGTTTGCAAGTCCTTCGAAGTCTAGAATTAGAAATTTACAGTCAATTGGTCGTGGTCTTCGTAAGACAGATGGTAAAGATAGTATGAGATTATTTGATATTGCAGATGATTTACAATGTGATAATTTTACTCTCAGTCACTTGAAAGAAAGAATAAATACCTATAACGAGGAAAACTTTCCTTACGAACTTAAACAATTTGATTTAAAATGACAACACCAAAAGATTTAGTACCAGAAAGATACGAAGTTATCAAACTAAAATCAGGCGCAGAAGTTGTTGGTATGACTAGAGATTGTGGCGACCATTTAGAGATTACTCTTCCTATGATATGTCAACTATCATTAGTTCCAGGAACACCAAGAACAAATGCAGTCTTTTATCCTTATGCTCCATTGAGTGCAGATGAGATAATCAATATACCTAAATTTGAAATCATACATAGAAATCTTATGAACGAGCAATTCGTTCCTTACTATGACGATGCATCATCTAGATGGTTCGAAATGATTGAGAATAAATCTATACCTCTTGCAACTCTTGAAGATAAGAAAGTATCTGAAATCATGCGTAGGTCAATAGATAGAATGATGTCTAAAATAGGCGAAGCACCAGATGAACAATTCATAGAAGAGGCATTAGAAGATATGGATTGGGAACTAGAAGAGTTCGAATTATCTGAAGCACCAAAAGATAAAAAAAAGTTGCATTAATTTTCACAAACTTTTATTTAGGGGCTAGTAATTTACTAAATAACAGTGTATAATCCATAGTGATAATACATTATTTGTAATTTGTATAACTATATAACCTGGAGAAACCATGTCAACAGCAATTAAAGTTGCGAAGAGCATGGTGGGAAAATTCGAAGACCTGAGAGAAGTGCTACCAAGCATCATTGAAGCCCTAGAGTTCGTGACACTATTGACTCTTCCAATATTATTACCATTCGGCATAATGTTTTTAGCATTAGCGCAATACTAATGTCTACTAAAAGATTAGAAAGAATCAGAGATAACCTAGAGGTATTTTGCCTCTGGGTTGTCTTTGTATTGGCAACAGGAGGAATAGTCGGGTTATGAGAGGCTACGAACAACAACTTTCCCTTCAACTAAATAAAACTAGAGAAGCAACTCCTAGAGAATTTGATGAGTGGCAAGAACAAGAGTTAAACTGGTGGGCAGAACGACAATTCAAAATTATTATAATTGCAACGATTGTGCAGATATCAGCATTAGGATTTATGGCATCAGTGATGTTATTTAATCAGAATGTATTTGGATAGGTCCTGACCCTGGCGACAAAGCTATCATATCATACTAACCTCGAATTTGAAAAGGGGTTTTCCAAAAAAAATTAAAATAAATAAATACTAAAAACCCCTTACAATCATTGAAGGAAACTAGTATAATAACTACATCATGGCAAAAAACGCAAAACAAAACGAACACTATGTCAACAACAAAGAGTTCACAGCAGCAGTCGCCGAGTTTAATGAGAAATGTAAACTTGCCGAGTCAAAAGGCAAAACGCCACCACAAATGTCCAATTACATAGGAGAGTGTATCTATAAGATTGCAACTCGACTATCTACTAGGCCAAACTTTATAAACTATACCTACAGAGATGAAATGATATGTGATGCAATTGAAAATTGTATTCAGTATATCGGCAACTTCAATGTAGAAAAATCTAACAATGCATTTGCATACATTACTCAGATTTGTTATTACGCCTTTCTTAGAAGGATACAGAAAGAGAAAAAGCAAGTCTTCATCAAACAACAGATGACAATGGATATAACACAAGATACATTTGATACTATTGATGGTGATACAACTGGTATAACTAATACCAATGTAGAGTGGATGCAAGAAAACATGACACAAGTCCAATACGAACCAAGGAAATCAAAGAGAAAAAAAGCAACTACGACCAAGGGTCTAGACAAATTTACTGAATGAAAATAGCGATACTTAATGACACACACGCAGGTGTTCGTGGTGACATGGTTGAAATGGCAAAATATCAAGGCCGTTTCTATGAAGAAGTCTTCTTCCCATATCTAGATGAACACAACATAACTCAAATCTTACACTTAGGTGATTACTTCGATAGAAGAAAGTTTGTAAACTTCTCTTCATTGAAAATGAATAGAGAACATTTTATACAACCTTTATTAGATAGAGATATCAAAATGGATTTGATTCTAGGTAATCATGATGTTTACTATAAGAATACAAATGAAGTAAATGCACCAGAGTTATTACTATTCGAAAGTGATAATATCAATATCATTTCAGAACCTATGATAAAAGAATACGATGGTATTCCTCTTGCATTAGTTCCTTGGATAAACAATGAGAACTATGCTGATAGTGTAGACTTTTTATTGAGTGCAGGTTCAGACACATGTTTTGGTCACTTTGAAATCGAGGGCGCCTTGATGATGCCTGGTATGACATGTCAACATGGTCTTGACCATACATATCTAAAACGATTTGACAAAGTATACAGTGGTCACTTTCATCAAAAATCAGAAGTAAAGAACATCAAGTATCTTGGTTCTCAAATGCAATTCACATGGTCAGACTATGGCGATGAGAAATACTTTCATATCTTTGATACTGAAACTAGAGAAATGACACCGATACATAATCCTTTGACTATGTTCGAAAAATGTTTCTATGATGATACAAAAGAATCATTCGAAACAATCAGTAATAAAGATTATACAAAATATACAGGCAAGTTTACAAAAGTTATAGTAGTAAACAAAGACAATCCATACTGGTTCGATAGTATGATTGATAAACTTCATGCCTCCAATCCTTTACATGTAGTAGTTGTCGATGACCATAAACATATGGATTTAATGGACGATGATGACATTGAAGGAGTAGAAGACACTCTTACTATACTAGATAAGTATATCGATGGTCTTGAAATACAAGGTCAGAAAAAACCACTTCTCGAATTGATGACTTCGTTGTATAATGAAGCACTTGAACAACATAACTATCTATGATTAATTTTAAAAAGATACGATACAAGAACTTGTTATCGTCTGGAAACAAATATACATCTTTAGACCTTGATAGGTCACAAACAACATTAATCGTTGGAGATAATGGTGCAGGTAAGTCTACATTACTTGATGCATTATGTTTTGTTTTATATGGTAAAGGATTTAGAAATCTAAAGAAAGACTTACTAGTAAACTCTATCAATCAAAAAGAACTATTAGTAGAAGTAGAATTCGAAGTAGGAAGAAAGAACTATAAAGTTATAAGAGGTGCTAAACCAAATAAGTTTGAATTGTATACTAATGGCACTCTTATAAATCAAGATGCCACAATGAAAGATTATCAAGAACATCTAGAAAAGAATATTCTAAAGATGTCTTATCGTTCATTTACACAGGTCGCAGTTTTGGGTTCTGCTAACTTCACTCCTTTTATGCAATTGAAGTCAGTAGAAAGAAGAAGACTCGTAGAAGACCTACTAGACATATCAATATTCTCTACAATGCAGGACATTCTAAAGAAGAAAGTCACACAACATAATATAGATGTAAGAGAAACTAATCATGAGATAGAATTGCTAGAAGAAAGAATTAGTGGTCTAAATGAACAGATGCAACTTCTGGAAAAGAATCGTGATAAGAAGATTAAGAAGTATGAGAATACTATATCTGAAACACAAGATAATATCAACAAAGTATTCAAAGAGATTGGTATACATGATACAGAAGTAAAAGAAAAACAAAATCTAATTAAGAATAAAGATTCAAATGAAAAGAGACTTAAAGAAACATTGAGTTTAGAGAAACAACTTGAAAC